CGATAGTCAGCGCGGCGCTCTCGGACTCGTCCAACCGATCCACGTCATACGCAAACCAGTCTTCGTGCGTGAGCTTCAACGTTTCCTTCTCGATGGAAATATTGGAGCGGGCATTGTCGCCGTTACGCACGTATTGGGTGGGCTGAACAAACCCGCTCATCTTGTTAACACGGACCTCGTTGGCACCAATGAAATCGTTGGCAGTGATTGCCTTCGCGCCCCCGGTGAGAACGTCCCAAATTTGAGAATCAGCGCGCAACTCTTCGTCAATAGTTGACAGGTCCTTTTGGTCTAATACTACGGTCATAAGTTAATACCTCCAGTTATGATTTGCTTGCGGACAAGCGCGAAGTGATCTTGGATACGATGCTCTTGTTTTGATCCTGCTCAAAGCTAGGATTACCTGCCGCACTAATTGGCGGCGTATCTTGAGGCTTCGCCTTTTCCTCGGACTTGAATAGGAACTTGCTACTGTCGTCCGATTTGAGTGCCTTAAGCTGCTCGTCCAATCCGATAACGTTGCCGTTGTCGTCCAGGCTGAGCTTGCTATTATCAATCAGTGCGCCGGCCGCTTTAGTGTTCAATGCACCGGCTTTGACCAGAGCAAGCTCAGTCTGATAGCCAAGGCGGACGTCCTTCAATTGCTTCGAAGCCGCATCATCCTTTGCCTTATTGTCGGCTTTGAGCTTGTCGATCTCAGCCTGAAAGTCCTTGTCATCCTTGTGAGCGGCCTTCAACTCGTTCAGTTGCTTGTCGGAATCGGTTGCGCGCTCCTTGAGCCCGTCGCGTTCCGTGGTTAGCTGGCTTACTTGGCCTTTCAGCTCGTTCACATCGGTGCCGTGGATCGCCATAACCTTTTCGATTTGCTCGTCCGAAAGCTCTAATCCTTTTAATTCTTCTCGTTTCAAAACAATCTCTCCCTTACGTGTTTTTGACGCGGTACGACCGCGAATTGGGTAAAACGTACAGCAGTTTTACGACATGTTTGGGTCGAATCATCACATGAATGATTTCTCTCTTGAATAGTCACGTGCCAGGAAGTCGTGGTCATTGACCAACTGCCGCAATGCAGCTTGGTTGTTCTTTATCAACTGTTGGTAATGCTGCTGTCCTTGGTCGTCTTGCATTTTATTGGCCAGAGCGGCGTTTGCTTTGTACTTCCGCACGCGGCGCTCTAACGCCCGCTGCTGCTGTTGAACGTTACCATTGGCAATGGCCTGCTCTGGATCAAACTGAGTGAAGCTGTTGGTGTTGGCTCCAGGAACATATCCCCATTTCTGGTGACGGCAATTAATACCAAATGTTCCGCCTGGTTCACCATATCCGTGATGATATAACGATTCAAACCATTCTCCGCTAACGTCAGACCTAAACGACTGGTAACGTGTAGTCACCGTCCTGCCTTGAATTGGCGCGCATGCTGGCCGGCTCGCAGCGTGACTAGACATCACAAATGTGTCGATACCGTAGTCATCTGCTGCTTGATCTCGAACTGCTTGAAATGCTCTGTTGCTCGTGGTGGTTATCACCGTTCTCGCGTAGCTGTCTATAGACCACGGATGCGTCCCTTTATCAATGAGCACGGTCTGAATGCCCTTGTCACGCCACGAATACACCGTGTCCGCCAAGGCCCTGGCAGGCGTTTTAATACCCGTTATTACTTGGGCGGTGGTTTCCTTGACAATTTGCTGATAAGTGCGCATAGCAGCATTCTCGCCGTAATTCGTGGTAATTAGTGTCTGGTTGACATTGTTGTCCAAGTCAAGAAATGTCTGTTTCAGATAGCCGTTCATCATTTTGTCGATGCTCGGGCTTGGCTTGATTTTAGTGCCTGTTGCCTTTCCTAGACGATCATATTCGGTATTAGCAATCTGGATACCAAAGTCGTTGAACAGATGGCGAAGTTTCGGCTCGGCTATTTTAGTTACTTGGCTTACTTCTTTGATGGTTGCTTCGTTAACCAGATGCATCTGATTCAGCTGCTCCGCTTGCCATTGCAAAACGTGGTCCTTGTCCAGCGGGAATGCTCCATGGTTCTGCAGCCGGTCAACGAACATTTCAAATATTGATTGCTCCAGCGAACCATAAATATCGCCAATGGTAGCCTGAGCGACACTTAATTGGTAAGGCGTTGCTTGCGGCATCAACTATCACCGTCCCCGCCAAACAATCCTCCCTGCTCGCCCGACGGCAACGTAGGCTGCGATTCTGATGAAGCCTCTTGGGCATACTGTTTTGCCACATCGTCCGGCACATCCAACGCCCGTGCAATCGCAACGTGGTGAGGAACGAATCCAGCAGCAGCGGCTTTGATCCAATAGTCAAGGCTTGCTGCCTTATCAGTAAATACACCATCGTCAAAATCAACCGTCACCTGGTCAATCGTTGGAATTGGGCCACTATACAGTGGCGTGCCATCAACAACTGTTGCACTAGCCAGTTCGCAGATCGATACACACAGTTCCTGGACGGCACGTTCTACCATTGTCAGTTGGCTGTTTCGTGTCTGATACGTCATACTGTTCTCACTCACGACTTCTGTCGCCGTCTTAAGCCCCTGGTTATCAAAGCTGAACGTCCCAGAGGACAAGCCGACCTGCATTTCCAGAGTCTTAATAAATTGGTTTAGCGAGGCAATGTAATCCTGGGACCTAATCGGAGTGGTCAAGTCGGTAATTCCAACCTTATCTGGGTCACCGGGCACGCCGATGAACACATTGCTGTTCGGGTCGAATATTTGCTTCGGCGTCTTGCTTGGATCATCACCGAATACAACATCAGTCATTGCTTCTGAAACCGCCACACGCCGTTGGCCCATCTGGATTTCCCAGTTGAATTGGTCGTATGCATCGTTGATTTGCTTCAATGTGTTTAAGGCATTGTCACAGATGCCGACGCCTAACGGGCTGGTAATATTCCGGTTGTTGAATCCGGCCGGTTTGAGATACGTGAAAAGCGGGCGTGTGAATACGCCGGGGTCGAGTTGAGCCGTTGGCGCCAAGTCGGGGTAAAGCATACCCAGGTCGATCTTCGTGCCCACCTCGTCAGAAGTTTCTGACCGATACAGCTCATTGGTCACCGTGTACTGGTTCTCGCTCCACTCGTGGAATTCCAAAAGCGTGTAGTACACATTTTTATTCCCCTCAGTCTGAACCGTACGAGTTGCGATGGCCGCGTTGGTTACGTCGCTGGTATTTGACCTTAGCGGATAGAAACTCGGAGCCTGAACCCATGCCAGCTTGACCTTTTTCGTGCTGTAATCAACGTATGGGCGGATTGCAATACCTCCGAGTGCCAAGCACGACTCGAGATAGCGCTCGAAGTTCTTGTTGAAGTCGTTGTCATCAAGCACGCTGTGGATAAACGTGTCTGCTTCATCTGGTTCTTGATAATTGATAGCCTGACCATTTTTGTCGTTCTTATCCGGTCTGGTCTCAACGGTGATCTTGCTTTGCTCGTTGTAAATTATCGACGCCATCCGTCGGCAAATGACCTGCATCATATTCAAAGTCACGTATTGCCGCTGCCGTTGGTTACCATACATGTTGACATACTTTACCTTAGGAAATCGGCCCTCAAAATACTGTTTGTCAAGGTCGATTCTTCTGTATTCGCGCGAATCAATGCTGATTTTTGGGTGGTCAGTGATCTGTCCTAGGCTTTGCACTACGCCCATTGCTGCGCCCCCCTTTCTGAATAAATTTTTGATTGTGTCAATTAGTCCCACGTCATCACCTTCTAGCGTTTAAGCCCAAGCCTGCGGGCATTGTCCATAACCATGTATTTAAACTCATCCACCGTATGGTCATTCTCCTTGATCACTTTGGGATCGTCGGATTCCATTGTCTTTTCATCCCATTGATAGTCGCGATGCTGCTCCAGAAACACCTTATTGCTTGGCGTATCCAAAACAAAAACCCGTCCCTGTGCGAGCAGGTTTTGAACGTAGTCGATCATGTCGGCCTCTTTGAGCTTGCTGACCGGATGCCAGTAGTCGTGATAGTCGAACACATATTGGTTCCTGATTGCGCCTTCGGCAGAGTCGATTGTCTTATTGCCAACGGACGCACCCGGGTATTGCTTGCATATCTTAACGATAAAGTCGTGCATATCGCGCACCAGGACGCTTGGCGGCCGCTTGTGGCTTTGCCCGGCAGGTGAATAGTAATAGGTGTCCAAAACGATAACCTTACCCTGTGCTGTAGCCCCATACGCTGACAGGGCTGTTGCTGATTGCATGTGCCCAGTATCGACCGAAAATAACAGCATCATGATCGGGTCATTATCTGGCACGTGGTCGACGACGTGGAACAGGTTCATATTGTAGACGTTTGTTCCAAGCCCAATGGCCTCGCCTAAATACAGCCAGCGATAATAGTCGTAGTCGTTGGCTTTGTACTTCCTGATGAGGTCCAGCTGCTGCTTCGTAGTAACGCCCAATTCATCATCGAGGTAAGTACTAGCATCAACAAAATAGTCCGAGTCATCAGCCACGGAATCCACCCACTCGTTGATCCAGTCGTACGGATTTTTGGGCGGATTATAGCTGTAAAACACTGGCACTTGATCAACCCATGGACTTTTCTGCCGAATAAACGTCGGGTTTGTCTGGTCGAACACCTCTGCAGACTTAAAGTTTGCTGCTTCCTCGTACCACAGAGCAATAACATTCCCTACCGTGTTGGACTTGAGCTTTTCTGGCTTATCATCTCCATAAAAATAGAAGGTGCTGCCGGTTGCTCGGTGAATGATCCGCATCGGTGAAACAGAGAAGCTGAATTCATCGGTGATGTGCAGCTTTTCCAGTGCCCACGAGATTTGTGAGTATACAGAATCCCTTAAGTTGACCGTGTTCTCACGAATGATGACCACGTTGGCCCGATGGCCGAACTGGGCTTGACGTTTGAGCATCATCACAAGCCTGAGGCTGATTGTTGACGATTTGAACGACCCACGGCCACCCTTGAGAATGAAGTACGGCCGCTTGGATCGCCAGAACCGATAGAAATGCGGCTGTATGAGCCTAGTCATCTTGATCACTGTTCTCTTGGTCTTCCCCATTTGGGACGTCGTCAACGATCATCGCACCTCCTTCGTTAGCTGCCTGTTTGATGTCATTGGCCTTAGCCTCTGCAATGTCTGCTTCTGCCGCTGCTTTACGGGCTTGGGCTTCGTTGAGGCCCTTGAACGCTTGATCCCGGAACAGCTCTGGTTTGCGATTCTTAAGCCAGAAAATCTGGGCTGAGGTGTCTGGCGCCAGCTCGTTCTCATTGACCAAGATTGGAATCCTTTCATAAGTTGGTACGTGTTCAACCGATGCCTGAACCAGTTGTTCACGTGTCAGTTCGGGGTGATCCAGCTGATAGCCTTTACGCCAGTGTGCCCGTTTGGCCTCTAAGACGTCGTCTCGCAGCGGCACCATCTTATATGTCGTATTGGTCACGGTCATGCCTAAAGCCCGCCTAATAAGAGATCCTGCGACCATTTGGTCAACAATTTCTTTTCCCTTCTTTAGGGCGTCAGAAATGTCAGAATACTTCTTTTTCCAATCATAAAGTGTTGGCCGTCTAATGCCGATATTGTGGGCAATTTGCTCGTCAGTTAACCCGTCACGTGCCCAGCCTTCCAGCAATGCGAGCCGTTCGGGTGTCTGCCACTCTTGATACTTCCCCTTGGCCATTACATATCACCACACCTCCTGCTCAAGATTAAAGGCCGCAGTCATTTGCCGCTGCGGCCTTTTTCTTTTTCTTTTTTCAGCCATTTTTCGAGTTCAGCGTCCGCCTTAACATATTCAGGTGGCTCGTAGCCGTACTTGGAATGGATCATCTTGGGCATGAAACCACCTCCAAAGTCAGTCTTTTACATATTTAAGTAGTAGTTCGTCAGGTCGCTTGCCTTTGGCCTGAAAAGATAGCTTTTTTCCTAAAATAAAAGCCACCTCGGTATGAGGCAGCTGTGTGTATTCGCTTATATAGATTTGCTTTGCTGGACAGTTAGCA